GTGTAAAAACCGCCGCCGAGCTGGCCAGCCGTGGTGAACGCTTTACCCGTCGGGGTCTGGTTCAGCTCGCGCATGGGCAGGCGCTTCTCAACGTCCTCGCTAGTGGGCAGCACCGTCTGCTCGGACAGGCCGGGCAGCATGCGAATCAGCGACTCGATGTCGCCTGGCGCGCCCAGCACGCCGGACACCGCGCCGCGCAGGGCAGACAAAGGCGCGTCGGCCGCAGCACGGCGGTCTTGCTGGGACTCGGGGCGGCGACCAGCGGAGCGGTAGCCGATAAATGGGCGGGTCAGATCATCAGCCATGGCAGCTGCACTCCTTGATTTTGTTGAGGGGGCTGCGCACCGCGCCGCCTTGTTTGAATTCCGGTTTTTTCCCAGTGATCTTGTAGCGCATGACCGACGGGTCCTTGATCAAGATGTTGTTCCCCATCAAGTATTTGTCTGGGTCAAGACCTTGCAATTGCTCAAAACCTGCGCGACCTGGCTTTGGTGCCTCGCCTCGCTCAAGCTCAAAAATACGTCGTAAAAAACTTTCTGACGTAACACCGCCGCCAGGGTCAAGTACGTTTTTGACCAAGACTGATCGAATCTTTGGGTCACGCAGCGCATCTTCGTACTCTGGTCGAGCGATGTTTCTTTGGGTGGGATAAAACCACTCGTACCAAGGCAGGCCGCGCGCGTCAAACACAACGCCAGGTGCCTCGTTCAGCGTCATGGGCACCATGACACCGCCGCGATGCGAGTAAGTTTCAGCAACCAGTGGGTTGTCGCTGGACCAAGCAAATCCTCGCGTGTTGGCCTGAGTGCCTGGCGCTATGCCAAAAGACTTTCGCTCCTTGGCGTGAAGTCCAGAAATTGATTCGAGGTTGTTCTCAGCAACTCTTGGAATGCCCCGGTAGTAAGTTGTCCCAACGTCTGCCGCCGTCTCTGCTGAGCGGCCAGAAAGGAGCAAATCGCGGAACGCCTGGAGCGCGGATTTAACTGGAGGCATGACTTCACCACTTCGTTTTGTTGGCCCAATAAGCCGCGCTCGACGGCCCCTTGGCGATGTTCTTGGCGTGACGCGCTTTGAAGCTGTCGCGCTTGGCGGTCGTGGCCGCTGACTCGCCAGCCTTGGGCTTGCCTGCCGTCTTGGCACCCTGCTCGCCAAAACGGATCACCTTCTCGGTGCCGTCAAAGCAGGCCTTGACAACGTGCGACTTCTTGGGGTGGTCCGGCGTGCGCTTGGGCTTGTTGCAGTCCATGTCGGACTTCTTGAGCGGCTTGGTCATTTCGACTTCCTTGCCGCGCGCATGTTATCGACCATGTTGGGGTAAGGACGCCCAGCTTTCTCGGCCATGCGTTTGGCGCTGGTCTTGGCCGCTGGTGAGAGGGCCTTGGGCTTGCCCAAGTCTTTGGGGCGGGACTTTTCCCAGATTGGTTTGGCTTTAGGCGGCATAAGGGTTGTAGCCAACAGCAGGCACCTTGGCCAACCTCAGGTCCTGCAGCAGCGACTGCCCGCTGGCCTTGGCCTCGACCAAAACCCGGTCCGGACGCCTGCCCTTGGTTGGCATCCCAGCCTTGGGGCCGGGGTCGGCACCGTACATCGAGGTCCAGTCCTCGATCACCTTTTTGCGCAGGTCCGGGTAACCGAGCGCCTCGTCCCAGGCGTCCAGCAGCATTGCCTGATGGATGCCCTTGTGCGTGAACACGCCCCAGACCGTGCAGGCGGTGGGGTCGCCCGTGGTGCGCTCGGAGAACGCGGTGTCGTAGGACTGCAGCACGTACTCGAACTGCGGCAAGCGCTGCACGTGCGGCCAGAGCTGGAAGTGGTCGGTGTTCAGGATGCCGCCCTCGGTTGGCGTTGGGTCCTGCTGGAGCTGGCCCGACGCGCCGTAGGTGCCAAGCAGCTGCTTGAGCTTGGTGATCTCCTCGGGTCCAAAACGCTCGGGGCAGATCAGCTCGCCCTTGACCGTGCGGGGATCGTAGGGGCCAAGGACCGTGCGCCGCTTCTTGCCGTCCCACTCGGCCGGGATGCAGACGTGCTCCCAGCCGCCGATATCCTCAAGGATGTGGCCGCTGATGTCCTTCTCATGCAGGCGCTGCATCACCGTGACCATGGCGTCGGTCTTGGGGTTGTTCAGCCGGGTGGACCAGACCATGTCGAACCAGTCCAGGGCGGTCTGCCGCATGGTGTCGGACTGCGCGTCCTGCGCGCCGTGCGGGTCGTCCAAGATCAGGCGCGAGCCGCCCTCGCCCGTGGCCGTGCCGCCGACCGAGGTGGCCAGGCGGTAGCCGGTCTTGTCGTTCTCGAATCGCTGCTTGGCGTTTTGGTCGCCCGACAGCTCGAACATATGCCCCCAGCGTTCTTGGTACCACGGCGACTGAATGAGGCGTCGGGCCTTCAAGTTGTCGCGGATGGACAGCGAGCCGGAGTAAGACGCGGCCAAGAACTTCTGCTCGGGCTGGGCGATCCACTCCCAGGCGCACCAGGCCACAGAGACGATGGTGGACTTGGAGTGCCGGGGCGGGATGTTGACGAGCAGGCGGTGAATGTCGCCGCTGCTCACGGCCTCCAGGTGCTCGCAGATTTCTTCGATGTGCCAGCTTGGCACAAAGGGCACGCCAGGCTCCATGACGTGCCAGGCCTGCTTGACAAACTCGTAGAGCTTGGCGCTTGCCTTGCGCCGGTCCTGTTCCTTGGTGATCAGGTCCAGCATGACCGACGGGGAGACGGGCTGTGTCATCCCTGATTGATCGCCTCTTGCAGCAGGCGCACGGCATCAAGCTGGGCGGTGACCAACGCCGTGTTGGCGTAGCCGCTTGCGCTCATGGCCTCGGCCTGCGCTTGGCACTGGTTGCCAAAGGTGTCCAGCAGCGCCAAGATGCGGGCGCGCTCGAACGCGATCATGTTCTCGCCGTGCTGGCGCACCAGGTCCTCGGGGTAGAGGGCCTGAAAGCGACCGTCGTGGTCCAGCAGGGCGGGCAGGGGGGACTCGGGCAGGGTGGGTTTGTTCATTGTGGAATCTCGGTTGATGGTGCGGTGGGAAGGCCCATGGCCAGGACGTCGGCGTACTCTTTGGCCGTCATGCCTGCGCCGTCGTCGTTGCGCATCCACTCGATGATGCGCTGGCGCTCGGCCACGGCGGCGTCCAGTGCGGACTGCTCGATGGCGGCTTGAATGCGGGGTGCAATCTGGGCCATGGCCGCTTGCACCTGCTGCTTGCCGTAAGACTCCAGCAAGGCCCGGCCGTCGGCGTCGTCGCTTACCCGGATCTTCATCGTGGTGAATAACGGGTCCATTGGCTCAAGGGTGCTCATGCCTCACCCCCATTCGCCTTCTGCAGCAGCGTCTGCATCTGCGCCAGCTCGGCATCGTTGAGGCCCTTAAGGTCCACGCCAGCCATAGTGATCGCGCCGCCGTCCTTGCCGGTGTGCTCAACCTTCTGGGTCTCGGACCACTTCATCTGCGTCTTGGTCCACCAGATCATGGCCGTGGTGTCGCCGCTCGTCGCCTTCTGGAACAGCGTGCGGCCAACCTGGCTGTTGGCCTTGGCCTTGCCCGACACCAGCTCGTCGGCAAAGTGCTTGGTCAGGGTTTCCACGCTGATGCCCTTGCGCACCAGCACAGCGATTTGCTCAAGTGGCAGGCCGTATCCGGAGAGGGCCTCCACCTGCTTGCGCTCGGTCTCAGAGGCCTCAAAAGCAGGGCGTCCAGCCCCAGGCATTGCCCCGCCCGTTCCAGGCCTTGCACCCCCATTTTTTCCGCGTTGCTTTTTTACAACCGGTTTTTCGTCAGTTTTTGTCATGAATCTCTCCTTTTTGACAGTGATTCGGTGGGTTTATGTCATCAATCCGGCTTTTTCTTGGCCGGGGCTTTGTCGGCTTTGCCAATTTCGCTGCCGATCAGGCTGTTGGGGCTGCGCTCGCCCATCACCTCGGTGAAGGACCGACCGTCGGCCTCCAGGTGCGCGTGCTTGCCGGTGAATTGCTGCCACCGGGTCACGATCACATCACAGTATTTTGGGTCCAATTCCATGATTCGTGCAATCCGACCGTTTTTCTCGGCTGCGATCAGGGTGGTACCGGAGCCGCCAAAGCTGTCCAGGACCTGGTCGCCGCCCTTGGTGTTGTTCAGAAGCTGGTACTCGAACAGGGCCACGGGCTTCATGGTCGGGTGCTCGCCGTTGCGGGTGGGTTTGTCGAACTCGAGGATGGTGGTCTGTTTGCGGTCGGCAGCCCAGAGGTGGCCCGCGCCGTCTTTCCAGCCGTAGAGGCATGGCTCGTGTTTCCAGTGGTAGTCCTGGCGACCCATGACGAGGCTGGACTTCTTCCAGATCAGGCACTGGCGCACGGTCCAGCCTGCGTCCTTGGCCGCGCCCCGGAAGTTGTAGCCCTCGGAGTCGGCGTGCCAGATGTAGAAAACGGCACCGGCCTTCATGACCGAGTCGGCGGCGGTGTAGGCGTCGCGCAGGAACTGACGGAACTGATCGTCGCCCATCGAGTCGTTTTGAATTTTCATTGCCTCTTTGGTTTTACCCTCATAGGCCACGTTGTAGGGCGGATCGGTCAGCCACATGTCGACGGCCTGGTTCTCGCACAGGCGGGCCAGGTCGTCCATGCTGGTGCTGTCGCCGCACAGGAGGCGGTGCTTGCCCATGACCCAAACATCGCCCTGGACGGTGACCGGATTGACCGGGGCCTCGGGCGCGTCGTCGGGGTCGGTGAGGCCCTCTTCGAGCTCCAGTGGCATCAGGGCCTCGATCTCGTCGTCTGTGAAGCCTGTGAGGCCAACGTCGAAGCCGAGGTCCATCAGGTCTTTGAACTCGGTGGCCAGCATGGCGTTGTCCCATCCTGCGTTCAGGGCGAGGCGGTTGTCGGCAATGATGTAGGCGCGCTTCTTGGCCTCGGACCAGCCGGTGGCGACCATGACCGGGACCTTGGTCATTTTGAGGCGCTGTGCGGCCATCGTGCGGCCGTGTCCGGCAATGATGCCGCCTTGCTCATCGACCAGGATGGGCGTGGTCCAGCCCCACTCTTTGATCGATGCGGCGATCTGTGCAACCTGCTCGTCTGAGTGCGTGCGGCTGTTGCGTGCGTAGGGGATAAGTTTGTCGATGTTCCACTGCTCGATTTTGTCGGCAGGGTTTCCGGTTATTTTTTCGGATGTGATTTCCGGGGTGGATTCTGCGGGCTGTTTTTTCATGCGGGCTCCAATTGGTGGGGTGGGGAATTATGCAACGGCTGGCTCTGGCACAGGTTGGCACACGTGGAACGGGATAAAAGCATGCATTTTGTCCGTAATGCTTCTAGCGTGTGTGTGTGCGTGCACATAATGATCATAGGCGTTTTATCCTGTGCCATCCTGTGCCAAAGGTATAAACATCAATAAAATCAAAGGCTTGCATGATTTTTTGATCTTGTGCCAAGGGGTGTTTATCTTGTGCCAGCACAGGATGCATCTTGTGCCAAACACCGAAATCAAAGTGGGCCATTGTCGTTCTCCCAATCGTGTCGCATGCGGATGCCGGTGTAAAGATTCAATCTTGTGCCAGATTGCTCGGTGGCACAGGATTTATCGGCCTCCGATCCTGTGCCAGATGCACGCGGCTGACTGCGTTTGACGCCCGGGAAAGCGGCTGAAAGCTGGCGACCGAAGGACACCTTGGTGCCTGCGTGGTCGCGGCCCTGAGCCTCGCACCAGCCCTTCCAGGCCTTGAAAAGCTCGTCGCGGTCGGCCTGCGCGTGCTCCCCGATGACGCAGTGCTCTTGCACAAAGGCCCGGATCGGGCTGGTCTGGTCGACCAGGTCGGCAGCCAGCTCGTCC